TAAAAAAGGGTAAACGTTATGTGGTAACTTTGAAGGAAAAAACAATATTTCACCTTCATTTTCTTTTGTTAAACTAAATCTCTTATTACTAATATTTCCAATTATATTAGTGTACGTAAATTCAAAATTTCCTTGATAGTTATTATCATCTATCTCAGGAATTTTAATCCATATACTGTAACTATATATTCCTTGGTGTACATGATTAGGGATAAACTCGCCTGCTTTTTGATGATTTATCCATTGCTTTTCAATTCGGTAAGGTAAAGATTTTGTTAATATACCTATACGTCCTAGTCCTGGAAAGTCGTTCTCGTATCGTTTAACAAGAGTTGCTATGTATGTATTTAATTGTTGCGCAGTATCTGTAAGCCTAAAATGTGTTGCAACACCGCTATTTGTTATCCCAGAACTTACTACTTCGGAACAATTAAGAGATTCTTCTAATAAATCGTTATAAAGGTCTTGTGGTATTTTTTCTTTGTAAAATCCAAAATTTTCTAAAAACTGTGTCATATCAACTCTATTAGCTTGAATACTGTTTCTAATTTAAGTAGATTAGTTTTATTTTGCAGTGTGTTTCTTAATCCGAGATGTAACGGCTTTGGCCACTTTGAAAATGATACCCAGGCATACCCGTCATGTTCGTCGTTGAGTATAGGAATAAATTCGTTTTCTACAAGACACAAGTATGTGTGAAATTGAAACTTGTCATCATTACTAACAAACGTTTCTAAAGGTATAGTTTTTTTAATCTGCCTAGTACCAATTTCTTCAGAAATTTCACGCTGTAGGCTTTCCCACGGAGTTTCTTCACCTTCATTGGTACCGCCTACAAGTCCCCAAAGGTTATTTTGTTTTCCTTTAGTTCTATGTAGAAATAAAAATCTATGAGTATCTAATGTATAGAACAGTGCGCCACTGCAAATAATCTTTTCCATACAAATAATTATGCTAGAATTTCAAACGCCAGGTTCCATTTGGATATTCGCCTTCGAATGATAATATCCATTCGCCGTTATCCCACTTGTATTGTACTCCGGTATTTAAGTTAGAAGTATATGCTGTGCCAACGTATGTACTAGAATCAAATACTACAGACCATGCTGTACCATTCCACTCAACAATATCGTTAGCACCTGCAACAAAATCAGTACCGTCTGTATTTTTCCAATCGTCGGCACCGTCTGTATTGATGCCATCACCGATACCAGAATCTAATAACAAGAATCTATAACCTGATGTTTTTAAATTTACTGGACTTGTTTTAGTAGGGTCAACAATGTAGTGTATTTTATTTGCATCACCAGTTGGACCAGTAAACACTGTATCACTAGGTAATGTATCTACGTCCCAATTTACAATTAGTTCTGTAGGGCTAGTTGAGTTTATAGCAACTGTGCCTGCAATCTCAGTGGTTCTGTCTTTACGACTTAACCGTATTTCGGTAATACCTTGTTCAAATATTTCTGGCAGTGCTTTAATATATGCATCCCATTGTACGCTACCAACTACGCCGCGCCTTATAAGTTTAGCTGAAGTTCCCATTACTAATAATCCATAATCTTTAAACGTGTTATTAATTACATTTGTAGCGTTATCTTTGATAGCGCCTAGATTATTATTTTGCCTTCCAATTTCGCCAGTTGGCGTAACAAACACTCCTGTTCTAATATCTGCTTTAGGAACACTAGTATCTCCTTGCAGTTCTGGTGTACTTTGCGCTAGTTCAATAGTACCACGTGATTCGTCGTAAATGCTTTGAACAATGCTAGTAACAACTCCTAATCGTTTTACCTTTGTAGGAGGAGAAATGTATATAGGTGTTGTAAATCCTAGTTGTGCAACATCTATTTCTGTTTCAGTTCCTACAGGAATACTTCGTGTACTAAACCCAATGTTTGCTAAGTTTACAACACTAAGACTAGTCCAATCGATATAGTTATCTGTTGTCTGTATTTCAAGACTAGGATTAAACAACATCAATATTTGTTCCATTAGTTGCAATTTTTGATCTGTATTTGATGTCCATAAATCCACATTAACACTAAGGGTATATGGAGTAGGCATCAATCGCTCTACAGTATAGTTCTTGCCTTCGGTGTTTAAGTATTCTTTTCCATCTGCATCATACGCACGTTCTCTAATATTAACTTTATTAACATAGCTACTATCACTAAGTCGCGCACTATCCATTTCAAGACCAGTGATATATACAGCCATCCTCGGAGCACTTGGAATTTTATTTTCTGAGTTGTCTCTTAAAATATGTCCTACTTGGCGTGTAATATCTCCATACATAACAGGAACTTGTGTTAATTGTCCTGCTCCGTCTTGATAAGAAAAGTTACTCATAAGTCTTACTATTTGAGTAATGTATCTTCGTATTTGGCCATCGTAAAAATGTTGCATTAGTTATCTGCCTTAGGTCTAAGTGCTGTTGATAAGCTCTGTCTTTCTTGTACAGTGTCACCGCCAATTGTACTTGTAGATGTATTATTAACAAACGTACCTTTTTGGGTCGCTTTTGTATCAGTATTAGTTAACGTCATGCGTACTTTATCTTCTTGCTTGACCCAACGTTGACCGTCATTTCTAAATAATCTATTAGGCATAAAATCTGTCCTTAAGAAAAAGTCGCCTTCCATACTACCTCCAGGAAATGTTATGCCATGACCAAATGCTTCGCCGTTGCCAGGTATTCCGTCACCTAATAAGTATCCCTGATATCCTTCTCTACTAGGCGTTTGCATTACTCTATCTGCTAATTCGTTGGCAGTACTAGCATCAAGGCTGTTAGTGTCTACAGTAACTAGATCAACTTCGCCGTTTTCGTCAGTTGCAAGACTAAAGAAATGACTTGTGTCATAACCTGATTTTGCTGCATCAGCTTCTGCTTGAGCAACTACAGCATTATTAATTTGCATTTCATGCTCGTATGTACTGAGTAAGTCTCGTAATGTGTTGCCACCTGGTACATCTTCTTCAGCTGGCAAATCTAATATTTCTTTGTATTCTTGACTATCCATTATCTGTTTAAGTTTTACTCTATATAGATGCGGATACCAAGTAGGCGAAAATCCTTCTGCGGCTCTATTTACGTCTTCAACAACGTAAAAGCGTTTTAGTGCAACACTATAATCGTTAAGTGCATACTCGTCTTTTAAGTGGGGAAGTTCAATTACGTCACCGCTTATAATTTTTCTACCTAATGTTTTTACACTAGAAGAGATGTGTATAGTCATAAACACTGTATCGTTAGATAGGAATAAACCAAATTGGCTCATATTAAAATCTATGTCTTGGACATTATATATACCTCGCATACTGTAAATGTCGGGATCATATTTTCGATCCCTGTTTTCCATAAACAACATATCTTGTATATTAGTTTCCTTAACCGCATCGTAACGGGGCTGGTCAGCAGTCGCGTCTGCTTCATCAGGATTTTTTGGTCCTAGATACTTGTGAACAAAGACATCGGTTCCACCCATGGTGAACATTTCATAGATGCGATTGTCTATGAATTTAAAGTCTTTGCCCTTTTCTGGTTTATATAAACTAAGTCTCGGCATACACATATTTATCGTTAGTTGACTAATACGATAAATACTAATGGAGAACAATTAACATGGCAACATTACAAACTAAAAAACAAGAGATATTTGACTATGTGTACGCTATGTTAGGTGGCGGTATGGTTGATGTTGAATTAGATCCTGTACATTACGAGACAGCTTTAACTAAGGCATTGACTAGATTTAGACAACGCTCGGATAATTCAGTTGAAGAAAGTTATTTCTTCATGCCAACAGTAATTGACCAGAATACTTATACATTGCCTAATGAGGTAGTTGAAGTACGTCAAATTTTCCGTAGAAGTATTGGATCACGCTCCGGTGGCGGCGATGGCGGAACATTATTTGAACCGTTCAACATGGCATACACAAACACGTATCTTCTTTCCAGTTCAAACATGGGAGGCCTAGCAACATATGATTTCTTTAGTCAGTACCAAGAGTTAGTAGGCAGAATGTTTGGCTCGTATATTGAATTTAAATGGAATTCAACAACTAAAAAACTTACAGTACTACAGCGCACACGAGCAGAAGAAACACTAATGTTACTTTGTTATAATTATCGCCCAGATGAACAAATCATGGACGATTATCTTGCAAAACAGTGGATTAAAGATTATACTGTAGCAACTTGTAAGTATATGCTAGGCGAAGCACGTAGTAAATTTGCTACTATTGCAGGTCCACAAGGTGGCGGCCAGTTAAACGGCGATGCGCTAAAGAACGAAGCACAACAAGAAATGGAAAAGCTAGAGCAAGAAGTAGCATCAGCAGTTGCAGGCGGAGCAGGATATACTTTCGTAATCGGTTAAAAAAGTCTTGACTTTCTTTACATTATATTGTATAATAAACAATATTCTTTAAAGGAAAACATAATGATTATTGGTATTTGTGGCCTAATCGGTAGTGGTAAAGACACTGTAGCAGACATTCTAGTACAAGAAAACAACTTTAAAAAACTTTCATTTGCAGACAAGTTAAAAGACGGTGTGTCGGCCGTGTTTGGTTGGGACAGAGTTATGCTAGAAGGAAATACAGAAAAAAGTAGAGCCTGGCGTGAACAAGAAGACACTTTTTGGTCAAACGAAACAGGCCGTACTATTACTCCAAGATTAGTGCTACAAGAGTTTGGTACCGATTGTATGCGAAATGGATTCTACGACGGCATATGGGTAAGTCTTGTTAAGCAAGAAATTCAACAAAATCCAAATAAAAATTATGTTATTCCTGATGTACGTTTTGAAAACGAAGCTAAGATGCTTAAAAGTATCGGTGGAGACGTTTGGCGCATACGTAGAGGACCTGATCCTGTTTGGTTTAGAATGTATGTTGATTTACAAGTAGAACCAACTGATGTACATAAATCAGAATGGGCGTGGGCTAACATTGCTTTTGACAACGTATTAGATAATAGCGGATCGTTGTTAGAACTTAGAAGTCGGGTAAAAGGTCACCTTGCTTCCATTTAAATCCTTCTTTTTGCAACACTCGTTGACAGTTTGCACAAATAGTTTTTAAATTGTTTGGCCTACAATTTTGTAGGCTTCCATCTATATGATACACATTAAACTGTTCAGTGTGCTTTGATGCATACCCGCACTTCTCGCAATAATCCTTTTTATCATATCCTCTTTGTTGCCACAGCGGAATACCGTAGTTTACCCCGTTGCGCAAACACCGTTCGCACACACTTCTATAAAAGGTTTTACCTTCTTTTTTATAATTTATAGCACACGGATGTTGCCTGCACTTGCATAAAGGTCTCATATTGTATTTACCTCACCTTTATGGTACCTTTTGACCGGTGAATTACAGTGGGGTTTTAAAAATATATGATAAATAATAATAACAACGTAATGTCCACATAGGAGAATAACATGGCACTAGTATCCCCAGGCGTACAGGTCAGCGTAGTAGACGAAAGTTTTTACACACCCGCTGAACCAGGTACAACCCCAATGATTTTTGTCGCATCTGCGGCAAATAAAACTAATGCTGCTGGAACAGGTACAGCACCTGGTACATTGGCAGCTAATGCAGGAACACCGTACTTGCTAACTTCACAAAGAGATTTAGCAGACACATTCGGTGACCCAATATTCAAAACAGATACAAATAACAATCCAATACACGGCGGCGAACTTAACGAATACGGCTTACAAGCTGCATATTCATACTTAGGTGTTGCTAACAGAGCATGGGTTGTACGAGCAGATGTTGATCTAGCAGAATTAGAACCTAGTGCAACAGCACCTGCAGCAAATCCAACTGAAGGAACATATTGGCTAGATACTGCAAATACATTGTGGGGAGTTCAACAGTGGAATTCAGCAAGTGTAATTAATTCAGGGCAAGTATTTAAAAATTCAAAGCCAGTAGTAATTACAGACGCTTCGGATTTAACAAATACTGGATCACTAAGCACTAATGGATATTCAGGGGAAATTCCAGTAAGTAGCATAGGTAAAATTGGCCAGTATGCTGTAGTAGCAACAACAACATTAATTAGAATTTTTTATAGAAACAGAGCAGGTACTTGGGTACTTGTTGGCAGCGATGCGTGGACAAAGAGCTGGCCAACAATTACTGGTACTGCTTCTAATCCGTCGTTTGCTGGAACAACAGCTATTACAATTAACGGTACAAGCGTAACAGTTAACAGTTCAGACACAGTAACAGATGTTGCAGCTACTATTAACGGTTTAAGTATTTCAGGTATTACAGCAGCGGCAGTAGATCTTAAATTAGAAATTTACAGTGATGGCACAAGTAGTGGCGCAGATGATAGTTCATTAGGCGGCCCAATCTTAATCGGCGGCAGTGCAGATAGACTCGGTGAGTTAGGCATAGCTGTTGGCACTTACTATCCGCCAGCACTACAAATTGGCAAGCACACAAGTATTCCTGAATGGAAAACTGGAGACACGTATACACGCCCAACTGGTTCAGTTTGGCTTAAAACTACAACTCCAAACTTAGGTGCAAGTCTCATTGTTAAAAAATGGAACAACGGTACACAGCTTTGGGAGACAATAAGTGCTCCATTAGCTAGTGATAACCAAACTGCATTATACGAATTAGATGTAACAGGAGGCGGTGCAAACCTACTTACTGGAGCAATTTATGCCGAAACTAACGTTGCTGGTGATACACAACCACTCGCTACTATTAAACTACAAAAGCGTAGAGGCATAGCACCAACAAGTATTACAGGTAGTAAAATTATTGCAGGATCAATTGGTTCGGGCAGTAAAGGCTTTACACTTAGTTCTAGTGATAACGGCAGTGCTGCATTTAGTACTCCAGTAACAGTTACAGTAACATATACTAGCGCAGCAGCTGATGCATCATTGATGGCAGGAGCAATTAACGATGCAAACGTAGAAAATGTAACAGCAACAGTTAATGCAGCTAATAAAGTTATTATAAGCCATGCATTGGGTGGAGAAATACGTTTTGTAGATACAGGCGGAGCACTTACTGGTGCTGGATTTACACCATACGTAAGTCCAACTGTAGGAACACCAAACTTGCTTTATGTTCCAGGTACAACATCGTCTACTAATCCAAAACAACTCCAAGCATCGCTTTGGTCACCTGTTAACGATTTAGGAAACGGTTTTTATACTGCAAAAGAAACAGCAGTAAAAGCTACAACAGCAAACAATACACTATGGTACAATAGTATTGTTGACGAAGTTGACTTACTGGTACATAATGGTAGTCAGTGGGTTGGACTATTGTATGATGGAACAACAGGCGAAAGTGCTGTAGCAAGTCCATTTTACGATGCAGACAGTTCAGCAACACCAGATCCAGAAGGACCACTTGTAAGTGCAACAACTCCATTAACACAGAGCGACGGAACTGCACTAGTAACTGGCGACATTTGGGTTAGTACAGCTAACGTAGAAAATTATGCAACCATTTACAAATTTAATGCAGATAGAACAGACTTACCAATTGCTAACAGATGGTTCCTTGTAGATTCCGGAGATCAAACATCAGAAGAAGGTATATTATTTGCTGATGCAAGATATTCAGATTCAGGAGCGTCAAGTGCAACAGCAGCTTCTATTGCTGATTTGTTAGTTAGTGACTTTATAGACTTTGATGCTCCAGACCCAGCACTATATCCAAAAGGCATGTTGCTATGGAATCTAAGACGTTCTGGCTTTAATGTTAAAAAATATGTTAAAAATTACGTTAATACAGCAGGAAACAATACTAGATTTGGTACAGGTCTTGGACAGTCTATGTCAGGCTACTTTGCAGATCGTTGGGTTAGTGAGTCAGCTAACCAAAGCGATGGTTCAGGAACGTTTGGACGCAAAGCACAACGTGCAGTTGTTGTACAAGCATTGCAAGCAATGGTTAATAAAAACCAAGAAATTAGAGATGACGAGTCGAGACTATTTAACTTAATGTCTTGTCCTGGATATCCAGAGCTAATAGGCGAAATGAAATCACTAAACTATGACAGAGGCTTAACAGCGTTTGTGTTAGGTGATGGTCCATTCCGTTTAACAAGTGATGCAACATCTATTAACAACTGGGCAACTAACGTTAACAAGGCAGTTGAAGATAACGCTAACGGACTTGTAACTACAGATCCATACCTAGCTGTGTACTATCCAAGTGGATTTACAAGTGATAACTTTGGTAATAATGTTGTTGTTCCATCTAGTCACATGATGATGAGAACTATGGCACTAAGTGACCAAGTTAGTTATCCATGGTTTGCTCCAGCAGGAACAAGACGTGGTGGAATTACTAACGCAAGTTCAACAGGGTTTATTACAAGCGAAGGCGAATTTAAGTCAATATCACTTAATGAAGGTCAGCGTGATACATTGTATGCAAATGCAGTGAATCCAATTACATTCATTACAGGTGCAGGCTTAGTTGCATTTGGACAGAAAACAAGACAGCTAACAGCTAGTTCATTAGATAGAATTAACGTTGCAAGACTTGTTATCTATCTACGTAGTCAGCTTAACACACTTGCTAAACCATATTTGTTTGAACCAAATGATAAAATCACACGTGATGAGATCAAAGGTGCAGCAGAAAGTTTAATGCTTGAGTTAGTAGGACAACGAGCACTATATGACTTCCTAGTTGTATGTGATGAATCAAACAACACTCCAGCAAGAATTGATAGAAACGAACTACACTTAGACATTGCTATCGAACCTGTTAAAGCAGTTGAGTTTATTTACATTCCGTTAAGACTCAAGAATACCGGCGAAATTGCAGGATTGTAAAAAATGATAAATACTTATAGATTAGGAGCAAATTAAATGGCAATATCAACACTATCAAAAATTACAGTGCCTTTGGCTAGCGGAGACTCCGCTAGTAACCAGGGCTTGTTAATGCCAAAGCTACAGTATCGCTTTCGAGTGTCACTGGAAAACTTTGGGGTATCAACACCGACTACTGAACTTACAAAACAAGTTATTGATGTAGCCCGTCCAAACGTGTCATTTGAAAAGATGACAATAGACATTTACAACTCAAGAGTTTACCTAGCTGGTAAACATACTTGGGATCCAATTACGCTTAACTTGCGTGAAGATGTAAATAACAATGTGCAAAAACTTGTAGGCGAACAGTTACAGAAACAGTTTGACTTCTACGAGCAGTCAAGTGCAGCATCAGGACAAGACTACAAATTTACAACACGCATTGAGATCTTAGACGGCGGCAACGGTGCTAACACACCAAACGTCTTAGAAACTTTCGAATTGTATGGCTGTTATGTAGAGAGTGCAAACTATAATCAGTTAGCATATTCTAACTCAACAGATCCAGTGAGCATATCATTGAATATACAATACGATAATGCTATACAATCTCCGCAAGGTACAGGTATTGGTACTGCTATTGGCAGAACTGCAAATACACTTGTTACCGGCGGCGGCGCTTAATAACAAAAACAAGAGTTCCTAATCTTAGGGGGTACTTTTTTAGTACCCCCTATTCTTTTATGTACGCACTTTTTAAAATAGATAAATATTAGTATGGGAAAGTTCACAGGATTCTTAGATAACTTAGCTAGTGGAGCATTAAGTCCAAAAGGTAACCTTGCAGATTTTAGACATGCAAGTAAAACTTTTGTTACTGATGCTTTTAGACTAGCGCCAAAAACAAAATTTCTTTATCATGTATATTTTGATATTAACGATCAACCAGCTAGTATTTTACCTGAACTCAAAGCAAAACATACAAGAGAAATAGGACTGCTAGTCAAATCAGCAGATTTGCCTAAATACACAGCAAATGTTGAAACTAAAAAGAAGTATAATAGGATAAAAAATATACAAACTAGTATTTCATATGATCCTATTAATATTGCCTTCCATGATGATAATTTAGGTATTACAAGTGCTTTAATGGAAGCATACTATAGATACTATTTTGCAGACGGAAATTATGGCTCAAGGACAGATGCATTTAATAGGAATGTAACTAAAACAGCAGCAGGCGATAACACATATGCTGGCAAAGAAAGAAACAAATATGCATATGGTTTAGATAATAATCAAAACGAACCTTTCTTTAACAATATACAAATTAGTCAACTTACACGAAAAACATTTACAACATTTACATTAGTTAATCCTACAATTACTAATTGGGGTCACGATAGTGTAGAATCATCAGATGGCTCAGGCACAATGCAAAATCAAATGACTGTAGCATATGAAGCAGTTTGGTACGATAGAGGAAGTGTTGGTGTAGATAATCCAAAAGGTTTTGCAGATCCATCGCACTACGACACAACTCCTAGTCCAGCAAGTTTACTAGGTGGAG